CCTTTCGCCGGGGGCTAGGCTTCCTTCTTCTCGTCTGCAATCCCGAGTTCTTCCTTCGTTGCCTTCCTGATTTAGTCCGTTGCGTTCCGTTGGGTGCGGATAGGGTGCGTTTGACTGCACCCTGCCTCTGATTTCTGTTTGCTGCCCCTTGTGTTTTCATCCACTTGCATTATCATTTATCCCAGGAGTCCATTAGGCTATTGACTTCTCATCGGCTCTATCAGCCACTTTCCCGGTTTTGGGTGCATCTGGGGTGCGTTTTGGTGCAAAAAAATTTTGGGTCAGAATATGCCATGCTGTCGCAGCCACAAATGGATCTTGTCCGTTCCCAATGGCCTTAAGTCGGTCCACCCGTCGGGGTATCGCATCATGTATTCCGTTGCCCTTGCTGGCGGGTACACAAGATTGAAGAATGTCCGAAACCAGTCCCTCAAATTCAGACCATGCCTGTGGCCTAATCCTCGCCGGCGTAAACAATCCGTCCCGCTGCCGCATCCGTCCATTGCTGTTGGCGTGGGAATGTATCCAGATGCGCTTTCTGATATGTAGGGCTCCGGTAGAACCCGATGATATAATTCTTGGTCTTTGAACGGTATAGCCATATCTTCGCAAGTCTCTAATGACCACCGGCAGGTATGCGCGTATTCCCGGCACATTCTCAAGCAAGACATGGGCGGGCCGCACAATTCCGATAGTCTTAATTGTTTGGGGCCACATGTTTCGGGAGTCGTCCTCCCCTCGCCGCTTTCCCTCGAGGCTGAACGGCTGGCAGGGGAATCCCGCGGTAATGACATCAACCATTCCCGTATAGCTTGCGGCGTAATCTTTGATCCACTCTCTAATGTCACAATGGAAGATTGGTGCATCCGAGAGAAGCCCATCTTTGATTCTTTGCTCAAGCACTCTAACACAATAGTTCTCCCATTCTACGTACCCGACACAGTTGAAGCCGAGAAGATGTTGCATCCCCAAATCTCCCCCACCAACACCAGAGAAAAGGCTTAAATATTTCATTCTTGGTGTGGGCATTTCCCATAAAAAGCCTTTGCCATGTTGCAGTTATAGCAAAGCAACTGGAGGTTGTCTGGATAGCCATTATCTTCAGCCCATTCATAGATTCTTGACTGCCCGATCTTTCTTCTGTGTTCCGCGCCATCATTATCGACATGATCTAATGATAGAAATTTCCATTCAGTTTCACCACAACAGGCACATTTGCCACCATAGGCGGCAAGTACTCTTTTCCTGCGCCTTGTCTTTGCATCTTCTGATACGATGATTGATTTGCCGAAACATTTACAGCTACAATATTTTCGTTTATAGAAGCTATGATCCGGACCAGAGGAATATCTTTTCTGGTAAAAGACCTTCCCGCAAATTATGCATTTTTTTGATTTCAATTCTTTTAATTTAGGAGCCATTTATTCCTCCATCCCAGAAGGTGATGAGTTCCCAGAAGACCGCCACCGGCTCCCGTGAACAATGAAAGTTCTCTCACCTCTCCATCTCCTTCCGTTCATCCAGCACATCAACCCCTCGGCGCGTGCTGGTCTTTGGTATGTAATGCCCGTAAATATCCAGTGTCATTCTCAGGCTGGAATGCCCAAGCTGCTGCTGCACATATGCCGGGTTCTCCCCTGCCATCAGAAGCATGCTGGCGAACGTGTGCCGCAGGTCGTGGATCCTGAATGCCCTCAACTCATTCAGGCGCTTCTTGTTTGTGCCTGTGAGTTCGATTGCCTGCCTGATCGTGCAGTACAGAGGGGTCATGCTACTCGCTCCAAGATATGCAGACCTGCCTTGGTATAACCACAACGCTTCCATCCGGCGCATATATAGCACCAGCCTGGATTCCTTGATTTAATAGACGCAGGCCGAACGTAAGTGTAGTGCCTTTCACCAGGCCAGCAGAAATCAGCAATGGCGTCAGCCTCTCTGATAAGGTCAGATGATCTGATGCCTGATTCATTTCGGAAAATAGAGCAGTTAATTCCTGTCTGTCCGCTGCCATCTATAAACTTCCTCCACACAAACAGAGCATCTCGTTTCGGAGTTGTGAGCACAATTTTCTCTCCGGGGCCGGCAAAGAGAATGTGTCTTCTTCCATCCTTGTAGTGCCTTGATGAGTAGTGTCTGTCATACAGGGCCTTCAATTCGGGTTCGCCGTCTTGGGCTATGATCCACAGAGGGGTCATGCTGGCCTCCATGGTCACAGCTTCCTCACGCGGGGCTTCCCCCGCTCGACGCTGTATATTGGCTCGCATCGATAAACGTATGTGTGCAGTCCGTACTCACCAACGATTTCCTTCGCTTCCCTTAATGCCTCTTTCTCAGTATCAAATGTTCTTGGAACCTCATCATCGAGATCAACCAACTCATCCAGATTCCCGATACTAACGACGAGATAGATGTCATTGCCCTGTTCATGCTTCATCACTCACCATCCCTTAAAGAATCTTGCGTTGGGGTAATCTTCCAATGAGTACCCATGAAGCCCATCCCTTCGATCGAGCAAGAGTCCGCCTGTTGTAGAAATTTCTACCGGTATCATCATCCGATATCTCCCCGCCTCCAGCTTCTCCACCGGCACCTTCACATCCCGCGACAAATAAGGGGTAGCATTTGATGCCGCTCACCCATAGTCTTGAGGTCATCGGGTGGCTTAATCATTGTCAAGGGCACTGGATCGAGATTCCATGAATTCCACAACGGAGCGTGTGGGATAGGCGATCTTCCGTCCGCAGCGAATGCGGCCCCTTATGCCCCTGCCCTGAGAATCAAGGTTCGCGCAATATTTCGCCGTGAGAAGCCCGCCAGTGAATCTGTCTATTTCCTCGCGGGCAACGTAGGGAGAAGGCCAGTTGTCGGCCAGGGCCTTCAATGATACTGAATTCTTCATACCCGGCTTCAAGGCTTTCCATTCGGACAGGGGGTTGGGATGCTCATACATCTCCCGGTCCTCCTTCTCCCTCGCCTCTGCGATGTCTGGATCGTTTCTGTGAATCTCGGCATGGATAACATCTATTTCGTCAGTGGTGAGATAATCGAACGAGCCATAAATCCAGATGCGTTCGTCTGCTATTTCTACTAGTTTCCCATCTGGCAAGCTGAACTTGTGGACTATCAGCCTCCCCGGACACGCCGGGTTGAGACACTTTCCATCGGTTAGTTTATGGCCGCAGTATTGGCAGATCATGATTCCTCCCCGATCACGTTCCCGCCTCACAGGCACCTTGATATATTCCAGGTCACGGAGCATCTTGGCTATCCTGCGCCATTCGTCGAGATTGGCCCTTCGTTTGGCTTCCCGCTCTTCCTTCTCTTCCTGTTCCTGCTCGTGGAACCATTCGGACATTACGCTCATCTCATCTCCTCGCCGGGGCCGAGTGCTCCCCGGCTGTCTTCCATCCTCAACGCCGTAAAATACCGGCACCATGCCGCCATGTCCCTGGGCAACCGCACCTGCTCCTGGTACGCATTGCATTTCCGGTGACAGCCTCTTCCCCGGCACATGGCCGTACAGGTGCGGATGTCGTCCTTGGAACAATAAAACCAGGTCATACGGCCTTTCTCTCTGCCTCGAAAACTTCCGCTATCTTCTCGCACTCTTTGTCCGTGAGTTTGTCGAGGTCGGCAGCCCCCTTGAGTGTCTTCTTGATCCCAACATGGGCTGCGTACCTGTTGATTGCCTCGTATGCCGTGGCGCGGTTCGTGGCATCGTCCTCATCTTTGGACATCCAGAACTTGAAAATATCAGCAAAAAGTTTCTTCCCCACGGATGGAGTTTCCTCTTTCTTGCTGACTAGCTTTTCCTTGAGAGTATTGACCTGATTGCCCTTGGGCTTGCTGTTCGCGGCCTCTCCCTTTCCGTGCTCATTCGTGGCGTCGGAGTCCTTGGTGTCGTCAATCAGGAACAGGCCATTGAGCGCATACTTACGGGCATACGAGCTCGCGGCCCCGGTAATCTGGCTGGAATCCATTCCCTTCTTTTCTGCTTCCTCGCGGGCATAGGCCGTAACGCTCACGGCCTCATCGCCGTTGCGAAGGGTAGCCGTGGCCTTGATGTAGTACCTGTCACCGATCAGCACCATCTCATCGCTGATATACAGCACTGTTCCGTTGAGAAACGGCTTCACGGCCTCAAGGATATCTTCGCACGAGCGATACTTATACTTCCCAAAGGCATTGTACTGGCTCTTGGGAGCCTTCATCTCCTTTTGAATTTTTGATAAGACTTCAAACAATGCACTCATATCATCCTCCTATCATTGCCACCCTATTGGGGGGGATAGACTGCTGAACCCGCTTTTCCTTCACCACAAACCGCCTGTACCCCGCTCCTACCCGGCAATACTGAGCGTAGAGGTCGGGGTAGTCCTTCTCGAAACTCTTGGCATCGAACGTGAGTCTGCCCTTGACTTGCGTCCACGACACGCAGTAAACCGAGCCTTCCTGCGTGTCATAGATTGCGTGGGATGCCTCGCCCATTGCCTCCTGGATGATTGCCTGCGCGTCCTTCTTGCGTTTTTCAAGGCTGTCGATCTTCTCCTTGGCCTCCAGGTAGCTCAGAATTGCGCTGCCGATGTCGTCATGATAGAGCGTGATGGTGGTCCCGTTGTCTTTCGGGTAGAGTTTTGACAGAGCCTCGATGCTTGCCCCAGTTGCGGAAGGCGGGATCTGCTTCATGACGTTCTCTTTCCAGAAATGCTCTTCCCGCTCGATGATGAGGTCTATCAATTCGTTGTCCCGCTCAAACTCATATGCCTTAAACTGATTCCCGCCGATGAGAACGGCGAGACATCCCCAATTGAAACCGGCCACAGCCATTTCGTGCATGACCTGGATGAGATATTCTTCCGGCACCCCGTCTGCCCATTCATGCGCCGAGAAGCGGTCCACGTTCTTGCACTGGACGTTTCCCGGCCCTTTCTCCGGGTCGTGGGCAATGGCATCGAGTGTGCATCTCATCCATTCGTGGTCGGGATGGACAAGCACGGTGTAGTCTTCATTCAGGTTGACTTTCAAGCCGGTCCTGATACCGTATTCCTGAGCGATTATCGCTTCGAGCTTGCGGCCCCAGTACATCCTTTCCGAGTCGTCCTGGGGTCCAAGCTCACCTATTTTTTCAAGGTACACCTCGAGAGGAGACTTGTATCGGCTGAGCCCGAGTACAGCCGCCGCCTCACTCGCGCCTATACCGGCACGTCTACCGGCAAGCCATTCTTCCCTGTTCATCTCCTACCTCCGATCCCCCGGATACCGCCGGGGAAAGGCCTTCTGCGCGTTCATCATCGCCATGCTCACCGCGAACAGGGCGAGCCCTGAGAGATTCGCCAGGACTTGTGCCCAGGTGAGCGGGCCGGGGCTATCTGCTCCCATGAGGAGCAGGCCGATGAAGAAGAGGGTCGCAGCGAGGGCGCTCATCTCACACCCCCCACCGCCAGCGGGCCGATAAGGTTTATGAGGTCCGCGATCATGGCCGGTATACCCCGTCGCCCGAGTTGAGGGCCTCCTGGATGCCGGTGGGCAGGCGGTCGGCCTCCCGTTTTGCCTCCCGGAGCTCGCGTTCGAGGGCGCAGACGGGGCAGCCCTCGGCCTGATAAACGACGATGAAACTGTGATTTGTGCAGGTTTTCATAACCCCTCCTTACCGCTGCCCCAACGGGACAGCCTCAAACCGGCCATTGCCGAGGATGTAATTGATATCCCTGTATATCCGCATGTTCTTTCGCGCCCTCTCCGTTGCCAAACGACTCGGGCGCTTGTCGGATTCGGGGATCGGGACTTCGACCTGATCGAAAAGCTCTTGTGTGGATGGTTCTACTTTGCCCATAAATACCTCCTAAAAATAAATTTATTGATATTAGTTAGTTGCTTGCGACTTGCTTCTTGAACTGCTCGGTGCCCTCCCAACTCAGTCTTTCGCTATCCTCATCAAGAAGCGAACCGTCAGACTTGCGAATCTCAAAACCTATCTGTGGGTACTCGGATCGCATCAGGTCGTATTTGGATTTGTTGTAGTGGTATGCCTGCCTAGTGCCCACGACCTCGATGAAAACATTCCTGCGCTTGTCGTAGAAATCAGGGGTATAGCTGCTTCCGATGGAAAACCTGAATATGACCGGCTGGTGTGCCCATTCATTATGGTCAAAGTATGATCTGATGAAAGCTATCTCTGCCTCATTTTCTCTTTTCTTCATCGTTGCAGGACACGCTTGTTTGCCTTGGGTAATATTTCCACCGGATGCTCTGCGTAATTTCTGATAACAGGCCATACAGAGGGATCTCTTGGCTATCTGAATTGGCCTTCTTCCGCATGACTTACAAAGATCCATAAACATCTCCTTTGTTGTAGGTTTATTTGCCCAATGACTCCATTATACATACAGCAATAAATAATGCAAGCACAAAATAAACATAAGGCAATAATAGTCTGGCGAGCTGCCACTGATAAGATAATTGTCATTTGCGAAATCATCCCTATTGACAAACAGCAATAAACTGTTGTAGGGATAATCATATGGGTAGCAATAAGCGTATCTCTCTTGAAAGGCTTCAGCCAAAATTTGAAATGTTAATCCGTTTTGAAATTACAAACAACAATCGCATTAGTACCTCCTCATTGCGCTCCGGGGTAATGCCCTGCCTCGGGGCGCACTTTTTTGCAACCAACCTCTCCATAGAGGACTCCTTTTCGCCGGGCATCCGCTCCGTCCTCGGGGCAGCCCGGCAATTTTTTAACCAAATCACCCCGGCTGCCTCCGATGCTTGCGAGTTTCGGAGTCCCACGTCCAGCCGTAGTGATAATGGCGTTGTAGGATTAACGCCGTGGCACAGCGTGAGAGCGCCGCTAAGATCTCACGTCCCGCTGGCAGGCCGGGTTATGTCTGCCGTTTACCCTCCTTCAAGCGGGGCGTCCATCGGGGGCGTCCCGCGTTTTATGGGGGTGAGGTGATGGAGAGACCGAGACTCCTGGACCTCTTCTGTGGTGCCGGTGGCTGTTCTATGGGCTACCATCGCGCAGGCTTCGACGTTACCGGGGTCGATATCAACCCGCAGCCGAGGTATCCGTTTCCATTCATCCAGGCCGATGTGATGACGCTCGATCTCGAGTTTATCAGGTCGTTCGACGCGGTTCATGCTTCTCCGCCGTGTCAGAAATACTCACGCACGGCATCCTTACATGGCAACAATCACCCCGATTTGTACGAGGCCGTCAGAGACATGCTGAATATCACCGGCGCTCCGTGGATCATTGAGAATGTTGTCGGTTCGCCATATGAAACAGGGATCATTCTGTGTGGCTCGATGTTTGGCCTCGGCGTGTGGAGACACAGGCATTTTGAGGCATCTTTTATTCTCCTGTCCCTTGCCTGCCGGCACGATCTTGTGCCTGAGCCCATAGATGTTACCGGGACAGGTGGGCCGTGCGATAGGCTGAATAAAAGCACCGGAGGGGCTCACAGAAAACCAAAGAACTTAGCTCATGCACAAGAAGTTATGGGCATCAACTGGATGACCCGCAAGGAACTCTCCCAGGCAATCCCGCCGGCGTACACGAATTTCATCGGAAAGCAACTCATGGAGTATATCAATGTCAGAGCCCAAGAGCACCTGTAAATCATGCTCCCATTATAAGCCTCTCGGCACAGAGGGTTCCGGTATTATGGCTTCGGACGGGGCGGGTGAGTGGGTTTATGTAATCGGCTCCTGCGAAAATAGGGAATCCGTTCATTCAGGAAGGGACAATCTCCCGGAATGGTGTAGCTGTTGGCTCTGGAAGCACAGGAGGAAGACATGACCCCGCCCCCGATCCTATCCCGTGGCCGGAGAATCCTGCTGGACCTGATTATCCCGTTGCTGGCGTTCGCCGGGGTGATGGAGATTTTGAGATGGTTGGGAGTACCGTGGTGATTTTGACGGAGGGGGAGAGATGATGCACAGACGCAGGCTGTATGACAAGTACCTGGAGTACGAGCGCAGGAAGAAGGCCCTGCCGCCCATGAGTTCGCAGGAATACG